GAGCAGTTCGCCCTAGATTTCGACGACCGAATCGATATTCGGCCCGTCTCCAATCCGAACGCCGTGACCGCGACTCAACGGCTGGTCATCGCGCAAGCGCTAGTCGATATGGCGGACAAATCCCCGGATTTGATCGACCGCAAGGAAGCCTATCGGCGCTTGCTTGATACGATGCGCGTGGAAGATGCCGATAAGCTACTGGTCGGCGATCAGCAACCCGAGCACGCCGGGCCGGTCGAAGAGAACATGGCGATTCTGCTTCGTAAGCCGGTGCGCGCGTTCCCGGATCAAGACCACCAAGCTCACCTGGTCGTGCATCGGCAATGGCGGATGACGCTGGACCCGGAATCGCTCAAGGCTGTCGAGGCGCCCGCTATGGCGCATGAGGCTGAGCATGTGGCGCTGGCGTATCAGATTCAGATGCAGCAGGCCATGGGTCTTCAGGCTCCTCCAGGCGTGCCACTCGACCCCCAGCAGGAAAACCTCATTGCCGCCATGGCCGCCCAGGCCGTGCAGTTGATGGCACAACAGCAGCCCGCGCCAGCGGTCGATCCGGCGGCAATCAGCGCGGCTAGCAAGGCCGAAGCCGATAGCGCCAAGGCCCAAGCCGAGATACGGCGTAAAGACGCGCTCGCCGAAGCGGACATCCAGCGCAGTGATGCGGAGATGATCGCCCGCATGAATCGCCAGACTGCTGAACAAGAGGCGCGACTCGCGGCAAAGTTTGTCAGTGAGCGCGGATTACAAACCCTTGGAGAAACACCACTATGATGTCGTATTTTATACAGTCGTTGCGCAGGGAGTTGGATGAAGCGTATCAAGTGGTTGTCGATGCTAATGGAAGCGGATGCGCTAACGATTGGGCGGACTACAAGTATAAAGTTGGCGTTGCAAACGGATTGAAAAGAGCGCGTAATTTGGTGGATGAACTTTACAAGCAACTTAACAATGGTGATGAAGAATGACGAATTACGCACTTCCGAATCCGGTCGGGTATAGAATGCTGGTCAAGCCCTACAAGATGCCCAAAAGGAGCGCTGGCGGTATTATCCTCGCCGACGAATCGCAGAAATACGCGGATGTGGCGTGCTTCGTTGGGCAAGTCATGGCGCAGGGCGACGAATGCTACTCGGGACGGGATGACCGATTCTCGAATGGCCCATGGTGCAAGGTTGGCGATTGGGTGGCTTACGCGCGTCATGTCGGCCAAACGGTGAAGATGAAGAACTCGTCGAATCCAGACGACGACGACGAGTATATGATCATTAACGACGAGGATGTTCGGGCCGTGGTCCCTGATCCGAGTCAAATCAGAATGTATTTGTAAAGCATGAGGGATTAACCGCATGGCCGAAGCGATTTTAAGCGATGACGAACTCGACTTGACCGTCGAGGGCGAATCGGACCCATCGCCGGGAGGCGAAGAGACGGAAGCAGGTCAGCCCGCCGACGACGGTGGCCTCGAAAGCCCGCCCACGGGACGCCGTGACGCGGAAGACGATGACGCGGCTTGGTCTGAAAAGGTCAAGAAGCGCATTGGCAAGGAGGTTTATCGTCGAAAAGCGGCTGAAGAGCGCGAGGGTCAGCTTAGTGCGGACATCGCGGCGTTGCGCGCGGAGATCGACCAGCTCAAGTCCCACAACGCGGACGCCGCCGCCAGGGCGACCGATGGCGAGTTGCAGGGCAAGCTGGCCTCCGCGCGACAACGACTCAAGCAGGCAATCGAGGACGCTGATACCGATGCACAACTCGCTGCGCAAGAAGCGCTAGCCGATGCGAAGATTGAACTGCGCGAAGCGGCGGCTCGACAGAAACGCGCCGATGGCGATGACCGTCAGGGCGGTGGAAGACCGCCAGCGGCACCGGCTAACCCGACCATGGCGGCCGGCGCGGCGGCATGGCTGGAAAGAAACCCGTGGTATCTGTCTGGGCAGAACACGCGACTTGCCCGCTTAGCCGCCGAACTGGACGCGGATTTGCTTCAAGAGGGCCACAGCCCGGACGACGCCGGCATGTACCAGGAGCTTAACCGGCGACTCCGCGCCGCCATGCCCAACGCCGCTGATCTGATCAAGGACGCAGGTGAAACGGCGCCAGCGCGCGGACGCAGCGCGGGACCGCCGACCGGTTCCAGCAGCGCCGATGGCCAGCAACGACCCGGTGGCAAGCGACGGCTCACGCAGTCCGATCTGGTACAAATGGAAACCTTTGGGCTGGACCCGAACTCACAAGAGGACCGCAAAGCATGGCTGGCAACACACTGACCCGCGAACAGACCAGTCGAACCGCGCTGGAAGCAGCCCCAGACGAGCGAATTGCCGACGAATGGGAGCCGACGCCGTTTACCGCCGCGCCACCGCCGCTACCGGATATGGAGCAACGCTGGGTGCGGATTCGGTTGCATGGCCAAGACGACGTTCAGAATTACCTGCGCGCTCGCCACAACGGCTGGACGCCGCGCCCCGCCGAAACTGTTAGTGGCGGTCATGTGGTCCTGCTGGACAAACTTAGCGAGCGGTTTGGCGAGAAGGGAAGCGTGGTGCAAAATCAGGATTGTATTCTGATGCACCGTCCCGTCTCGATGGGAAACAAGGTCCGGGCGCATCACTCGGCGCAAAGCAATCGACTGGTGCAGAGCGTCAAGCAGTTCGTCTCTGATAATCTACCCGCACAGCGCGGCGCGCATGGCGCCGTGGAAGAACTCTCGATGACATCGACCGTGGGGAATGGTGGCCGACGGCCAACAATCCCCGACTGAATCTTGCAATGACCGCCGTGAGGCGGACAGGAGTACGACATGGCCAACATCAATGGCCCCTTCGGGCTACGGCCCGTCCGGCATCTGCACGGATCGACGATAGTGCAGAATGCATACACGATTGCGAGCGGCTACGCGAGCAATATCTTCATCGGCGATCCGGTCATGCAGACCGGCACCGGCAACAACATCCAAGTCGCTGTCGGCACGGCGGGAACGCCTACTGTCAACGGCTGTGGCGTCTTCGCGGGCTGCTTCTTCACGGACGCCACTGGCAAGCCCACCTTCTCGAAATATTGGCCGTCTGGCACCGTCGCGTCCGATGCGGTTGCCCTCGTCTGGGATGATCCTAAGATTATCTTCGAGGCGCAATCGCTATCTTTCGCGCTGGATGACCTCGGCGCGCTAGTGGATTTCACGGCGGCGGCGGGCAACACCAAGACCGGCCTCTCCGGCTCTTATCTCGACTCGACCACGGGCACCACCGGGAAAACCTTCCGGCTCCTGCGTTTGGTGCCGCGTCCCGATAACGTGGTGGGCGCTTATGCCAAGGTCGAAGTTCTATACGTTGAACATGCGCTTCTGGGCGTCGTGTCCGGCGTGGGAGGTGTGTGATGCCAATGCAACGTGCTAATTTTCCGAAGTCCCTGGAAGCGGGCCTGAACGCCGTTTGGATGTCCAACGAGCGCAACTTCCCAGAAGAATGGCCGCGCCTATTCGAGCGCAAGAAGTCGAACAAGGCCGTCGAAGAGCAGGTGCTCCGTGCCGGTCTGGGTGCCGGTCAGATCAAGGCGGAAGGAACGACGATTGCCGAAGACATGGGCGGCGAGTCCTGGACGCAGCGCTACCTGAACATCACTGTGGCGCTGATGTTCTCGCTCACCCAAGAGTCTTTGGAAGACAATCTCTACATGGATCTCGGTCGGCAGTACACCATCGACCTGCAACGCGCCATGAAAGAGACCAAGGAGATCATGGCGGCCAATGTCTTCAATAACGGGTTCAGCACGAGCTATCCCATTGGTGACGGCGCCGCTCTGTTGTCCACCTCGCATCCGTTGTGGGGCGGAGGCACGTCCAGCAACAAGCTGGCGACGCCGGCCGATTTCTCGGAATCCGCACTGGAAGACTTGCTGATCCAGATTCGCAACTGTGTCGATGACCGCAACCTGCCGACGCCGATCAACCCGAAGCAGTTGGTCGTGGGGAACTCGAACTATTTCCAGGCCATTCGTATCTTGCGGTCCATGCAGCGGGTCGGCACGACCGACAACGACATCAACGCGATCAAGTCCGTGGGTATCTTCGGCAATGATCCGGTGGTACTGCGGCGTCTGACCGATACCGACGCCTGGTTCGTGCAAACCGACGCTTCGATGGGTCTGCAATACTTCCAGCGCATCGCGCTCCAAAAGGGCGGGCAGGAGGATTTCCGCACCGGCAATTGGGAGCAGAAAGCCCGCGAGCGGTGGTCCATCGGTTGCACCAACTGGCGCGCGCTGTTCGGCAGCGAAGGCGCATAACGGCGCATTTCTCTTTCACTGATGCCCCGGCCATGTGGCCGGGGTGGAGAATCCCAATGGGTACCAAGCACCATCTTTCGTCCGCTCAAGAACTGTATGTCGGCGCCGGCTACGATGCGCGACTGTTCGGCATCAATGGTCGCAAGGGCGTTCCTGTTCATCTGCTGACCCGCGTCTCGCTGGGCAGCCCCATTGCCTTGGATGCCGATGGCCTCATCGTCGGCGCTACCAGCACGAAATTGCCGAACAACGCCACGATCACGTACACCACCGCCGAGGATGGGGAGTCTCCCATCGATAACGCCGCGACGCCCGAGCCATCGACGATCACCACCAGTACCGGCGCCACCGCGAGCGTCTGGGCGCTGGATGTGCCGCGCAATGTCACCGCGACCAGCACCTCCGCCGTCGCTGATACCGTCTTCACCATTACCGGGTACGACTACTGGAAGGTGAAGGTCGTGGAGCAATTCACCATCGCCGCCGCTGCATCGGCCGGGGCCGGAAAGAAGGCGTTCGCGTACATTGAATCCATCGCCATCTACTCGGCCGGCGACATCACCACCGATACCGTCACGGTGGGCTGGGGCGACGTGCTGGGCTTGCCGTACAAGTTGACCTCGAAGGCCGACGCGGTACGGGTGTTCTTCAACGATGTCCTGGACGATTCGGCGACCGTGGTCAAGGCCGATGCGACAGACCCGGCCACCGCCACCACGGGCGATGTCCGTGGCACCGTGGACACTAACTCCGCTTCGGACGGGAGTGCTGTCGTGGTGTGGATGCACGTTCAAAATACCTCCACGCCGGAAGGCTTGCGGGGTGTGGCGCAGTACGGCGGCTAAGCCTTGACCTCCTCCCCGCCGTAAACGACGGGGATTCCTGACATCGCTATCAGGGTTTCCTGCTTCACCGAGTCGAACCGATGGCTGCTTTCGCAACAACCGGATTTACCGTCTCTCCACAGGCTAACACCGCCAGCCCGGCGGCTTTAATGTTCCGCGCCGCATTCACATCGCGGTCATGCGTCGTGTGGCACTTCGGACAGGTCCATTGTCGCGTGGCTAAATCCAATTGGTCGAGTGTGTATCCGCAACAGGAACAGCGCTTACTGGACGGATACCAGCGGTCAATCGCAACGACCGTTCTTCCGTACCAATCGGCTTTGTATTCCAGTTGCCGGACCAGTTCACCCCAATTCGCGTCGTTAATCGACTTTGCCAACGTGGGGTTCTTAACCATGTTCTTGACCGCCAGATTCTCCACGCAAATCGTTTGGTTTTCACGAATCAGCGTGGTGGTCAATTTATGGGTGAAGTCTCTGCGGCAGTCGGCAATCTTGGCGTGGACGCGGGCGACCTTGAGTTTCGCCTTGCGCCGGTTCTTCGAGCCTTTTTGCTTGCGGGCTAATCGCCGTTGGTATTTCGCCAAACGAGCCGCGTACTTCGCCGTGTGGCGCGGATTGCCTGATGCCACGCCCTCTGAAGTGACGATCACATCCTTGATGCCGACATCAATTCCGACCGTTGAATTCACAACCGGCAACAACGCCACTGCTTCTTCAATCAGAAGGGACACAAAATATCGCCCTGATGGATCGCGAGAAACCGTCACCGTGGTCGGCTTCCCTTCAAAGCGCCGTGACCAGCGAATGTTCAGTGGTTCTGCTTGCTTCGCCAGCTTGAGCGATTCCCCGTCCCATTTGAAGGCAGAGGTCGTGTATTCGGCAGACTGGTATCCGTCCTTCTTCTTGAAGTTGGGATACTTGGCCCGGCCCTGGAAGAAGTTGCGATACGCGGTCTGCAAATGGCGTAACGATTGCTGCAACGGAACGCTGGACACATCATTCAGCCAGAGGCATTCCGGTTCTTTCTTCCACTCGGTCAACAGCGCCGAGTTTTGTAGATAGGAGATATTCTCTTGCCGCTCATACCACGCATCTTGCCGATAGCGCAGGGAACGATTGTAGATATACCGCACACAGCCGAACGTCTGGTTCAAGTTCACCACTTGATCCGGCGTAGGGTAGAAGCGGTAGCGATAGGCACGGTACGGCATTTACAGATTTTATATTGTGCTGTAAAGGCTGTCAAGGGTTGGGTTATCGCCCGAAAAGAAGTCGCCCTAGCGGGCGACCCGCTATCCCTCCCCGGCCTAAAGGCCGAGGTTTCTCGCGGAAAATCCTGATGATCCTCCTGCTGGAACTCGTCGAATCCATCCGAGAGCGTCTTGACGATCTTGGCGGGGATCGCGGCGACCCATCAGCCGGCTTCTATGCGACATGGCAGGAAGACGACTCGGGTTGTCTGTGGAGCAACACGGAACTGGTTCGACTTCTGAAGCGCGCCATGACCGATGTTGCCCTGCGCGCGCCGATTTCCGAAGAAGGTGTGAGTGATGATGCGGTGGGTACGCTATGCCGGCCTAGCGTCACGGCGAACACGGCTGAAGTCTCGATAGACTCGCGGATTTTCTATGTCGATCAAGCGCGACTCGAATCAGACCCGTACCAAACCCTTCTTGTGAAGACCACCAGCGCGGCCTTGGCCGCGAAGTACGGTGGGTCGGAATGGAGCACGCTCACGGGTCAGCCCACGCATTATCTGGAATCCAAGCAGGGTATCTTGCGGTTATTCCCCATCCCAATTCAGGATGATGCGTTGCGCCTTCGCGTTCGGCGCGGCTATGCCATTGATTTCGAGTGGAGCGATATTGCCGACGAAGAAACGCCGACCGTGACGCTCGAAGATGTGGATGATGGGCTGTATGAGGCGCTGATTCTAGCCACATGCCGCCTTGCCTTCCTGAAGCGAGACGCGGATACGCAAAACCTGGATCAAGCGCGCGAGTATGAGCGGCAGCTTGCTCAACTCGTTGGGCCGCCTATTTCGATTCGACAGCGTGAAGCCAGGCGCGAGAATGCCAATCTGGGCATTGCGATTCGCGGGTCGCCCAGATACCAAGGGTCGCGCTATCCATGGGGCGTTAATGATTTCGACGATTAAGGATCGGTGACATGCCTAGCTATTACGGCAATCTCGTGGACGACGCGACCAAGCGCCGTCTCAATACTGAAGCGGGCCAATCATTCGATACGGGACTCAAGCGCCTCACCGCCAACTCGCGCCCCGTCATCAGTAACGCCTATGGAGTGGGATCGTTGCCAACCCCAGCAGGGGGCGGTATTCCAAGCGGCTACATGCCGCAATCGTTCCCGCAGCGAACTCCACAGTCCAATCCGCTGGGATTCTTGAACAACACTGGCCAAGTTGGCCCTCCGTCTCGGACGCCGGGTGCCTCTTTGCCCACACCGGATTTCATTGCCGGGAATCCCGGCTATGCCACGCAAACGCAGTCCCTATCGCAAGGCTACAACAATGCGCTGGGCAACGATGTGTACGCGAAGGGTGGCACGCTGACGCCTGGGTCTACGGAGTATCAGAACGCGATGCGGGATCGCTTGGGAGGCCAGTTCGCTGGCGGGAGCAATCCGCTATACTCTAGGCAGTACATGACGCCAGGCGGAACCGCTTCCGGGATTTCCGGGATTGCACCCGGCCAAGGCTCTCTGAGCGTCATGGACCAAGGGAACGGCGGGACAGTCGAGGGGAATGTCGCCGCGATCAACCGGCAGACGGCCGCGCTGCAAGACCTCCGTCAAGCGCGGCTTGACGATCCCAATGTGGGACGCTTCCGCTTCGGCACGGATGGGATACGTCGGGGTGTCGATCCACTGGATGTCGCGAGCGGGCGAACCGATTCGTTGGGGACGCTGCTTCCAGACGTGAGCCGCGCCAGCACCAGGCAGCAACTCCAGCTCGCCGAACTTGCGCAGCGGGCCAATGCCTTGCGGTTGCAGGATTCTTCGGCCCAGGCAGGACGGCAACTCCAAGCCGACACGGCGCGAGCCAACACGCTGGCCGATCTGTTCAAGCAGCAACAGCAATTCGGCTTGGAACAACAACGCTTGGGTGTGGATCAGCAGAAAATCAACGCCGATACCGCGTTGCGCACAAATGAGCAGCAACAGAAGTGGGCGCAGAACACGTTCGAGAACACCTTCTTGAAGATGCCAGAAGCGGATCGAAAGATGGCTGAGGCCGACTTGACCAATCATTTGATGCAGCTCTACGACAAGGGCGACCAGGAAGGCATCAAGAAACTGATGCCGCTGGCCAGTTTGATCTTGCGATACAACCCGACGCCGGAAAATCCGCTCGCGGCGTATCTGACGCAACAGCAGCGCTAGTACCGCACAACACGAGGTAGTGTCATGCTTTCAAAAATCGTTGCAGTGGCGGCTGGCACCACCCAGACCATCCTGTTCAATGCGACTGGCGCCAAGAGAACGTCGGCGTCCAACTCTGGTAAACCCACGATCACCATCATTATCGCCGGGGGCGCCACCGCCACCGTAGCCACCAGAACCGCCGAGGGCGGCACGGCGGTTGCGGTCGCCGATGGCAACCTTTCGGGAACAATTTCCGCCTCCAAGTCTGATGTCGTGGAAGGGACCATTCATTCCATCGATGTCACGGCTGCGGTGGCTACGGTAACGGTTGAGATCGCGTTTCCTGAAGACATCTAGGGGTTTAGCATGGGCAACTGGTGGGAAGAGCAACCCAAGCCAACGGGGTCGCTAGCGTCGCTGCAACCGACCGTTCAGCCGCTGTCGGTGCCGTCGGCTCCCGCAGCACTTCCGGCTTTCGATAGCGCGGCCGCCAATAATCCCTACGCGGCTCAACTCGCTCAGGGCTTGCAGGCGTATCGCAACCGGCCAAGCCGTTTCTCGACGGAGCCGGCCTCGTTGCCCGCGCCGGCGCAACCACCAGAAGCCGACAAGCCAGCCTTTGATCTGGGTAATTCGTTGAGCGCGCTCTACGAAGGCGCGACCGAGCAATTCATCCCCGGCGTCAAGAGCGCATTGGCGCAAGCCTATACCGGATTGGAGAGGCCGGACCGCAACCCGGAGTGGGCAACGCGCTTCATGGAGGAAGGCCGACAAGCGCAGCAGCAGGCCGACCAAAGAACCGCCGAACTGCAACGTCAAGGGCAGAGTGATTCGACGAGTGAGGCGATTCGATCCGCTATCCCGAGCCTTGGGTTTTCTCTCGGGTCCATGGCGGCGGCTATTCCGGCAGGATTGGCAGGCGCCGCCGCGACACAGGCCGCTATCCCAATTCCCGGATCGGGTCTCGTGGGAGGAGCGCTGGCCGCTGGCGCCGCATCTGGCGTTGCTGGGTATCGCATGGCAGGCTCGCAATTCCTGAATGATACCTTCGCTCAGATGGAGCAAGAGAGCCAGAAACAGCGCGGACGTGGCCTGACTGAACAGGAAAAGGCCACGGCTTACCAGGAGTTGCGCCCTGTCGCTGAAAATACCGGACTTTGGGAGGCTGGCCCAGAAGCGATTGGTAACGCGGCCATGCTTGGATTGGGCCGGGTAGCGCTAGGATTGATGCCCAAGGCTGCGATGCAGAACCTCGCGGCCAGCGCTTTGGGACGGGCCGGCGTTCGCACTGGTGCCGCCGCTGGTGCGTTAGCCACTGAGGTAGGGACGGAAGGCGTCACGCAGTTTGCCCAAGGCAATGACCAGCAGAAGGGCCAAGCAGCCGTTGATGCCTTGCTGTCTGGCAAGGATATGAAAACCGCCATGGCGGCGGTCGATCCGCAGTACCAGGGTTTTCAGGGATTGGTGCAATCCACCAAGGATGTGGCTCCGGCGACCATCGCCACCGTGCTCCTGATGGGTGGCTTGGCAAAACCGGGGCACATGGCGTACTCGGCTATTCGGGACCGCCGCGAAGGCAACGCCCGTGTGGAAGACGCCACCCAGGCAACGGCCGACTTGCGCGCCAACTTGGAGTTTGCCAGAGAAGACGACATCACCACGGCGCTGACCGGATTCGATCAGATCGAAACGAGTGGAACGCTACCGAAAGCCGCCGCCAAGCGGCTGGACGCGGCCCGCCAACAGTTGATCGAGGAATTGTCGTTGCGCGCCGCGCCCGACGCGCTGAACGAGCCACTGGACACCCGAAGAGGGCAAGCCGGCTATCTCGGGTTTGCCGACCGCGCCAACGAATTGAACGACGATCAGGTGTTCGAGGCGGCGCAACGGCCACTGCCACAAGACGCGCCAGCCGAACTACAAGACGCCCGCGCCCGCTACGGCCAAGAAGCAAAACGCCGTCAAGACCTGAATCTAGCCGCCGCGCACTTCGATCAGAACCCAGAGGCGGTGGCTGGCGTGGCCAAGGTGCTGGCCGACATCGGCGGCGGAAAGCCGCTCAATAAAGGGGGGCACGGGTCGGTTGACTACAACCTGTCATCCCTGTCGGATGATATGTTGGCCCGCTACCGCATGGCCGGCACGGTCCTGTTGCGTGACCATGCCGATACGCTGGGCAATCGAGCCGAAAAGCTGAATCAAACACTGGCGCTGCTCTCCGAAGAAACCGAACGTCGCGCCAGCGGCCAGCGCCGTGACCCGCAGGCTGTCCGAGAGGCCGACATCGCCCAACGGATCGCCAAGGGCGCGAAGAACGCCAAGAAGTTGCTCACTGGCCTGTCACCCGACGCGATGGAGCGCATGGCCTCCGGCCTAGAGTCCCGCTCGCAACTAGAGCCTGGCCTAGCCAATACCGCCCGAGAAATCCGTGCGCTCGCCAGCAAAGAGCGCGCCCGCCTGTTCAACTCGCAAGGCGCCAAGCAACCCGGCATTCAATCGGCGCTTCGAGGGTGGAATCAGAACCAACCGAACATGCCGGCGCCGCAAGGCCAATCGCTGGATCAGCAGATCGCCGCCGACCGCGCGCGCTTGTCCGAACTTGTGCAACAGCAGGTCGAGCGACAACGGCAGGAAAAGCTGGCGGATCGCACCCAAGCGATTCAACAGCAAGAGGCGGATCGCCGGGCCAGACTCAACGCGGAGATTGCGACGCGCGGCCGACCCGGCCTAGCCGAACTGGCGCGGTTGCTGGGACCTGAGATTCAGGCGCCAACCATCCGTCAGGAAACGCCAGCCCCCCAATCGCTGAGTGATTTGCTCAATCGCCCCTCTCAATCTTCCGCCGTACCTACCGCCCGTGCCGGGGAACGAGGATCTTTGAGCGACCTATTCCCACAGCAACGATCCACGAACCGGAATTGGTGGGATACTGAGTTATCCCCTTCCAAAGCCACTACCGAGACGCCGGCACCGCCGAAGTCGGGCTGGGCGCGCTTTGGCAACGAAACCGGAACGCTGAATATCCCACGCGCCGAGATGCCACAGGTCAAGGCCGAGCATCGTGGGGCCTTGGTGAATTTCCTGAATGCTCGCGGCGTGACGCACGAGGCTGATACCGAAGTCGATCCGGCGACGCTGAAGCCGACTCAAGCCGAGTTCTCGCCCCAGAAAGTGCGGAAGGCCATCAATTACCAGGGTGGCGACCGTTCGATTCTGGTATCCAGCGATGGCTATGTGCTGGATGGGCATCATCAATGGTTGGCGGCTCTGGAACAGGGGAAGCCAATCAAGGCTATCCGCCTGGATGCGCCGATTGCCAACCTATTGCCGTTGACCCGTGAATTCCCGAGTTCCACCGTATCCACAGCCAGCAACGTCCGTGGCGGGCAGACTGGCCGGGTAGAAACCCCGACAACCGCCGCACCCACACAACCGGAGATTCCCAATGAAGCGAGGAAAGCCGAAGCCGAAGCCGCGCCCCTGCTGAACCAGGCGCCCGATGTTGTCGCGCCACAACCGGAAGACTCGGGAGTGGCGCCATCCCCATCGCCTACCGCCAAGGGCGCCTCTCCCCTATGGAACCGCGCGAACGAAGCAGAACGCATTGCCTTGTTACGTCAACCATCCGGCTCGTCTGGATCGTCCGTGTCCGAGGATTTCGCCCGACGCAAGGCCGCCGAGTGGAAGACGTGGACGGATATTCCAGAAGGACCGGCCAAGAACCGATTGCGCGAAGCACTCAAGAACCAGGAGACTCAAAATGCCATCGAAAACCCCAGCGCAAGCCCGACTGATGGCGGCGTCAGCGCACAACCCAGCATTCGCCAAGAAGGCGGGAATCCCGCAGAAAGTAGCCAAGGAATTCAACAAGGCGGACAAGAAAACCGGAGTCCTGCGCAAGAAGTAGGCGAAGGGCGGGTTTCGTTTGACGTGAAAATGGCGACCGGCAAGCAGCGAACAAGGCGCGTCGAGAATGCACGGCTGGTCGATCTGGGGATTCCAGGAATCACTGGCGATGAACAATTTGCCGTACATCCGTCCATCGATAAAAAAGGTTATGTCGTATCGCATATCGGGACTGGTCTCAGAGTTGTCTCGCCACAAAAGACCGAAGAAGCAGCGATTAGCGAAGCAAGCTCGCGGCTCAAGATGGTCGGTAAAGATACCTTTGACAGAACTATCCAGGCATGGAAACAGGACAACAAGAAAACAAGCGCCAAGCCTTCCAAGCAACCCAATGGAGAAAAAGACGATTGGGAAATGACGAAATCGGAATGGCTGGGTCGCGTACGCTTCTATCGATCCGGCAAGACCAAGAATGCAGAGCTGCCTGGAGGAACGCGCGTTATTCTGGATCAAGGCGCGACCGCTAAAAACTTCCGGGAGCATTCCGCGCGCTTCTTGTTGAACATGCACGAGTCTGGCGTCAAGCTCGCACTCTCCGAGGGTAAGAATGTGCCAGCGGTGGTCTTGGCGGAGTATCCAGACCTCCGTCAAGAATCGAAGAAGGCCGGCGAGCCGATTGGCGGTCAACCAGTCAAGGAACAAGCAAGCGAGGATATTTCCAGGGAAAACTGGTGGGATAAAGAGTTAACCCGGAAAGGGCGAGAGAATGCGCTTGTCGCGGCAGGTCTTCGTCTCAACTACGATAAAGTAAAGTGGCGACACCTGAAAGACGACGTGCGTGCCAGACTGGCCCGTATCATCGGTACGGATAGAGACCCAGCCATTGCCGATCCAGCATCCCCACAAACCCAAAATATTACCAACACCCCGGCCGGACCAGCGACAACCCGGCCAGCCGGACCTGGAACCACGGCTATTGAACTCCCGGTGGGCGCCGGTGAACGGCCAGCGCCCCAAGCAGCGACCGATTACGGAAAATCCAACACCATTTTTACCGAGGATGCCGCCGCCAAGGCGCGGGCGATTCTCAAGGCCAAGCTAGGGCAACTCAGCGCCGGTATTGACCCGGAAATTATTCAAGCCGGGATTACGCTGGCCGGCTATCACATTGAGGCTGGCGCGCGAGAGTTCTCGGCCTATGCCAAGGCCATGCTTTCCGACCTTGGAGAGCAGGCGCGGCCCTTCTTGCGCTCTTGGTATGAGGGTGTCCGCCATTATCCTGGATTCTCGAATGACGGCATGACCGCATCATCGGAATTGGATGCTGACGAAGCCGCGCCGTCGCCACAAAAAAAATCCACCGAAGCCACCATCCCGAAGCCGCCAACAGCGGTACAATTAGATAACGGCTCCACGACAAAGGCATCGACCAATGAACCCGCTACCGATCAAGGAAAACAGCCCGGAGTGGGCGCGGTGGCTCCACGCCGAAGCGACACGACTCCAGGAAGACGAGAAGGAGGTCGGCCCGAACCTTCAACAACTGGAGGAACTGCTGCTGACCTGGCAACAGAACCGCCCGCAAATGTGGAAGCGCCTGAAGGGCAGAGTCCTCGCCCGTCCGCTCGCAATCGTGCTACAGGACCGGTATCACAAGGAACGAGCGAAACTCCAGAAGGCGGGAATGGCGCCACCAGACGCTCGGGAACAGGCAATGGCGGACTGGCTACTGATGACGCCGGAAGAACCGGATCAACCGGAACCGAATTAAAGAACGGGGGGGTCAGCGATGCCGCCCCCGTTATCACCTATCCCAACTATCATATCAGTGACCCAAAGGCGCTCGTTGGCGGTGGCCCCAAGGCCCGATTCAACAAGAACCGCAGAGCCATCGAGACCTGGAAGGAACTGACCGAAACCGGCCTGCAGCCCACGCCGGATCAGCTAGACGCCCTAGCCGCTTATACGGGCTGGGGGTCTTTCGGGCAAGAACTCTTTCAGGGGACGTTCGAGCACCCCAGACCAAAGCCCGGTTGGACGGATGAGTCGCAGTGGATGCGCGATACCCTGGGAAAGAGCGAATGGGAAAGCGCACAGCGCTCTATCCTGAACTCGCACTATACCGATCCGCCCACCGTAAACGCGATGTGGAACTTGGCGCGCAAGCTGGGATTCAGCGGCGGGCGCGTTCTCGAACCCTCCATGGGTATCGGTAATTTCTTCGGGCTGATGCCTCGCGACATCATGGGCGCCAGCCAGTTGACCGGCATTGAGCTAGATGAGATGACCGCCGGCATGGCCCAGCGGCTCTATCCAGATGCCATCGTTCGACAAATGGGGTATCAGGACAGCAAGACCGCTGACCATTTCTACGACTTGGTTATCGGCAACTGGCCCTTTGCCCGGCAAGGCCCCATTGATCGCCGTTACCGCGCGCTATCGCCGTCGCTGCACGATTACTTTTTCCTGAAGGCCGTCGATCAGGTGCGACCAGGCGGCCTCGTGATTGGCGTGACGAGCGCCTTCACCATGGACAAGAAAGGGGAAGGGATTCGGCGAGAACTGGCGAAAAAGGCGGAATTGGTGGCGGCCTTCCGATTGCCGACCGGCGCGTTCGAGGACTATGCGGGAACCAAGGTGGTTACCGACATTATCATCCTCAAGAAACGGGATACGCCACTGCAATCCGTCAACGATGAATCATGGGTGCGACTCGGAACCACCACGGCGCCCAGCGGTGCGGAGCTATCGGTCAATCAATACTACATCGAGCATCCCGATCAGGTGCTTGGCGTCATGGACATAGGCCATGGCACGACGACCGGCGCGCCCGGCCTTATCGTGAACCGTCCAGATCGATATGGCGAGATGCTCTCCCAGATCGCTGACCGGGTTGATGCTGGAATCTACGAACCGCGCACCACTCGGGAAGTCACCCGCTATCTCAACGAAGAAACCAAGGACCGTCAGCAAAGCGCCACCATCGGCAATGATGGCCAACTTTATCAGGTCCAGGGCGACCGTCTGGCTAGACTGGAAGACGTTCAGCCATATGCGGTCAAGAGCGATCAGCAAACAGCGGATCGAGCCGCGCAAATTCGCGGACTCATTGCTCTTCGCCGACAAACCAATGCCCTATTCTCCGCCGAACGCGATGCGACCGTGGGTGATACTCGGGTCGAGGAACTACGTGCCGACCTCAAAAAAGGCTATCAGGATTTCGTGGCCAAGCATGGCCCGATCAATGAGTCTTTTGGGCTGAAGTATCTCAATAAGCTAGGCGACCCCTATCAGGCTGATCTGGCCGCCCTGGAAACCTGGAACGGAAAAGACTGGAAGCCAGCCACCGCGCTGAATCGTCCGACCACGCGCGGCAAGAAGACGATGGAGCGCCCCTCCGTGGCCGATGCGCTGGTGCTGGCGCGTAATGAGCGCGCGGACATCGACATAGCCCGCATCGCCGAACTGGCGAACACGACCCCAGACAAGGCGGCCAACACACTCCTGGAATCCGGCGCGATCTTCAAAGCCCCTGACGGTCGCTACGAGGTGGCCGATCAATACCTCTCTGGCAACGTGCGGCGCAAGCTACGTGAGGCCCAGGCCGCCAAGGCCGATGGCGTGGATGGCATGGATCGCAATATCACCGCCTTGGAGCAAGTGATTCCAAAAACCGTTCCCTATTACAACATCGAAGCCCGCATGGGGGCGCCATGGGTGCCCGTGGAGGACTATGGGGATTTTGTTAAGGAACTGCTAGGCGCCAATACAGAGAGCGATGGGTTGCCGATTAGTTTTATCGCTGGGCGCTGGAAAGTAGGAAAGAGTTCCATGTTCTCCATGGCGCAAGGCACGCCTTGGCAAACCAACGATGTGTCTTTCCGCAGTTTGCTCTCGGCCGCCCTGAACGTGCGGACACTGACGGTTAAGCGAGTAGACCCTGTTGATAAAACCACCTATGTCGATGAGGCGGCGACCAAAGAGGCAAATCAGAAGGTTGCCGATTTGAGAGAGGCGTTCACGACATGGCTATGGACGACTCCAGACCGGCAAGTGAGGCTGGAAAAGGTCTATAACGAGATCATGAACGCCATGGCCGCTCCCGAGTTCGATGGGTCATTCCTGAACTTCGAGGGCATGGCGCTACAGCGTGGCCAACAACCCTTTAACCTTCGTCAACATCAAATCGACGCCATCTATCGCGGGATCGCCAATCGGCGCGGACTATACGCCCATGAGGTTGGCACCGGGAAGACCTATACCATTGCCGGTGTCGCGGTGGAATCGCGGCGCTATGGGCTTTCCAGAAAGCCGCTGATCTTGGCGCACAACGCCAACAGCAAGGCCGTGGCCGATGGCATCGTCGAGATGTACCCCAATGCCAAGGTGCTGTACATCAACAATCTGGATAGCAAGAGTATCGAAACCAAACTGCGCCAGATCAAAATGGATGATTGGGATGCGGTTGTTGTGCCTCATTCGCTGATCGAGCGCTTCGCGCTGACGCGCGAGACCTTGATGGACCTCGCGCAAGAGCAGATTGACGCCTTGGAGGAAGAAGCCTATACCGCAGCCGAGGAGGATATGGGGGCCCATGGCGAACGCTTGGTCGATCTAGCGCTTGATGGCGATGAATCGGCATTCAAAAAACTACGCTCGCCGTCCGCCAAGGATTTGGTGCGCGCCAGGAACCAGATCATCGCCAAGATCGATGACCACGCACAACGCGCCAGCCGAGAGGGGGCGGTGCCGTTCGAGGAATTGGGGATCGACAGCATCATCGTGGACGAGGCGCACCTATTCAAGAAGCCGCCTTTGGAAACCCGCATGAAAATGCGCGGACTGAACACGGCCACTAGCAATCGTGGCTTGGCCATGAGCTTCCTCACCAATTACATCAAGAAGATCAACGGCGGAAAGGGAGTTCATCTCTTCACTGGCACCCCGATCACCAACACGCTGTCAGAGACCTTTCACATGATGCGGTACGTCATGGATGACGAAATGCGCCGCGACGGTCTTCAGAATTGGGACGGGTGGTTCAACACCTTCGCCAGCGAGACCAATGACATCGAGATTACCGCCGCTGGTGAGTATGAGCCGGTCACGCGGCTGGCCTCGTTCATCAATGTTGCCGACCTACGGCGCATGATGGCGCCCTATACCGACATCGTTTTTGCCGACGATATGCCGGAGTTCAAGCCGCGCAAGACCCGCAGCGGCAAGACCATGGCGGATACGTTGACGGACTCGGAGCGCGCCGAACTCTTGCAGGGTCGGGATGAAGAGGCGGTAGGCCGCCCGTACAAAAAGGTGGTCGTCGATTCCGCCGAAATGACGCCAGATCAGGCCGCCATCATGGCGCTACTGACCGAACGGGCTCGGCGTTTTCGTGCCGCTTCGAGGAAGGAACGGCGCGAAATTATGCTATCGGGAAGCCCGGAAAGCCCGCTTCTGGTGGAAACCGCCGCCGCCAATGCCGGCCTGGATCAGCGGCTCTTCAAAGAGAAGGCGTATGAGGGTTCACCCAATAGCAAGGCGGCCCGAGCAGTTCGTAACCTACTGACACATTACCGTGAGCATCCGAAAACAACTCAAGTGGTCTTCATGGAGCGCGGCTTCGAGAAAAGCGGTTTCAATCTTGCCAAGTCCATCGTTGATGATCTCGTGGCTGGCGGTATTCCCCGCAAGGAAATCGCCATCGTGGACGGCTCCACGAGCGCTGACCGTCGCAAGGCTGTGGCCGACGCCATGAATCGGGCTGAAATCCGGGTTGTGATCGGCAATACCCAAACCCTGGGTGTTGGCGTGAACATGCAGGCGAACTTGCGCGCCATGCACCACCTAGACGCGCCATGGACGCCGGCTGACCTCGAACAGCGTAACGGACGCGGCCACCGACAAGGTAATGCTTGGAATACGGTGATGGAATATCGCTACCTCACCGAGCGTATCGATGGGCGCCGCTGGCAAGTGCTGGCGGTCAAGGACCGATTCATCAAATCGTTCCTGAAGGCCGATGAGAATACGCGCGTTATCGAAGGCGATGCGGTTGATGATTCCAATCAGAGCGACATCGTATCGACCCTCTCTGAAGCGGCGGGCGATCCACGCATTCTGATTATCAACAAACTGAAAGCCGACTTGGAGAAACTGCACGCTAGAGAGCGTATGCACGGTCGGGCCGTGGTGGATGCCAAGCGCGAGATCGACTATAAGCTGCAAAGAGAGAGCGCTATTCAGGCAAGAAGAGATGCCTATCAGCGGTATCAAGAAGTCGCCGAAAAAGCCAAGCAATCCGAAGAACCCGCCTATTTGATCGACGGGACAAGGTACGCGGATCGAAAGGACGCGCAAACGGCTTTGGACGAGTTCATCAGCCGCAAGGCCGAACCTACAGGAACCTCCCCGAAGAAAATAGGGCAAGTTTATGGGTTAGACTTGTCGTACATGTGGAGCGGGACGCAAAGCATGGGGCCGATCTTCTATGTGGGCAGCAAGGGTTCCCCATTGATTGACATGGGACGAGCGACCATTCTCAGTGCCGAGAATGCGGTGTGGTCACTACCTCGCCGCATTAAAGAGGAAGGGGACGCTCTGTCCGAGAATCAGCGATCTGTTGAAAACTTACGGCGCGTCGTGCGGGAGCCGTTCGGACGCGCCGAAGAACTCAAGCGCAAGGTGGACCAATTACAGCGGGTCGAACAGGATGTGCAAAACAACCCGGTGCCGCCGCCTGGATGGCTGAGAAATGGCGCTCCAGTGGATTCCGTGGCCTACCATCAAGGAAAGCCCTATGTTGTTACCGGGCATCGCTGGACGGCGGTTAACTACAGTGTTGAGCTACAATCCGACGATGGCAAAACCCAACGAGCTGTGCCTTATGATGAGGTGACGGACGCGCAAAATATTCCGCTGTACGAGCCTCGCCCCTTCGTGGCGCCAGATGTTGCCGAGAAGAACAGGGAATCGAGGCCGACGCGGGGATTGTCTTCAGCAACCCCCGTCACCCCAGCCCAGACCCGCGCTGACCTCTCTCGCGCGCTAGGCGCCGATGTCGTGGCCCGCCTGGAGCAATCCGGTCGTCTGGTCATTCATGACAAGCCACCCACGGGCGCCGCCGCTGGGGCGCAGGGATGGGTCGATCAAAAGGGCGTCATCCACCTCGTGCCGGCCAACCTGGAAAGTTCCGCGCTCTCCGTGGTGCTGCATGAATCCGCGCATCTCATGCGGGATGATCGCTTCAGCCCCGAGAACCGTGCGCTGGGCAGAGCCGCCCATGCGGTGCTGAGGATGTCCGGCCTGCAAGGACTGATCGGAAACCCGAGCTACAACGACCTCGTTCAGCAGGTCTACCGGCTCGCCGCCGAGGGGAACAAGACCGCACAAGCGGCGCTGGCCAAGGCCACCGTGGAGCCTGGCAACACGGCTGAAGAGGCATTGAGCTACATCGTCGAGTATGCGGACGAGAAACTCCCGATCTATCGCCGGATCATGAGCGCGATCCGCGCGGCGCTGTACCGCCTGGGGATCAAGGTCAATCTGACGCCGGCTGACTTGCGGGCGCTGGCCCTGTCGGCGCTGAAGAGTCGGGCGAAGGAAGTCACGGCGAGGAATGCGCAACCGGCTTTCAGTCTTCCCGAGTCCGCTGAAGCTGAACCCGAACAAGACCAGCTCTGGCGCGAATTCCAGGCGGTGCGCGCGCAATTCCAGGAAAGGCAGGCCAGCCAATCCGCGTTTGATCGTTGGTTCGGTCAAGGCGTGGAAGGGGTCAACGTCCACAAGGGCAAGCCC